TGTTCACATGAAAAAAACTTTCCCAAAAGCTTTGTATTATTGATTTTCTATGTATCTTTGCATCGTTATTATTTCTCGGGGTATTAGCTCATCTGGCTAATTTTTTCTACTTCTTAATCTGCTGTTTGTCACCTATTTATATTTTTCGTTTTCGTTTGATGTTGAAACAATGTTGAAACAAAGGAGATTTTCATGTTAAAGCCGGGCGTAATCCCCGGCTTATGTTGTTTTTTAACTCTTCCCGGATTCCAATCATATTCTTTAGTTGTTATTGCTAAAATATTGCTAAAACAATTTTCAAATCATTTCAATTCATCAAGCCTGTAACTACTTCCGTCTATAAATATCGAAGTACCAACAGTTGTAAACGTAGCCTTCTCCCTCACCATTCCACCGAGAGAGTTTTTAGCCCCATAATCCAGTTCCCAATTTACTGTGAAATCTCCATCCTTTGTGTATTTTTCGCTGTACACCTTGAAAGATTCAGGGTCTTTTAAGGTATAATCGAAATATGCTTTATACACTTTCCTCCCTTTATAAACAGCTTCATCGCAGGAACTCATACAGAATAGTGCTGACAAGCCTATTATGGTAAATAGAATCTTCTTCATAATCTTATATATTTAGTTTGTTCTTTAATTCTTGGATTTTTCTAATAGCCTTTTAGCCTTTTCTAATCTTGTAATATACTCCATTACGTCATATTGAACGAAAGCCCATTTCCCGTCTTCATATCTAATGTTTTCATTAGTTTCAAGAGCCTGCATCACTTGATTGTATAACGACGAATCATCTTCGATTGCCCTTCCGGCTCTGCGCTCATTTTCTTTCATAAATACACTTATGGCTATCTTAATGATTCTGATTTCATTATCATAATCTTTCTTTTTCCGATAAAGAATCATTAATCTATCATATGGATGTGTTGCTGGAAGTTGTGGTATAATAGCTTTTTCATATACAGCTATAGCTTCATTTATCATACCTTCCTTTTCTAAATCTATGCCTAATTTAATCAATCTTGAATTTTCATTCAGAACTTCTTGTTGAGCTATTTCTTTAAATTCTTTTTCCTGCTTTTGTTTAAGTGTTTCAAAACGAGATTTTTCCAAATGGTTTAGTCTATATTCGAGTTCACCTTCGTCTTTACATAAGACCTCTCTCGCTTTAATTCCACTTGTTTCTCCTACAATTCCAGCACATTCAAGTTGGTCCATAATACGCCCTGCTCGATTATAACCTATAGCAAATTTACGCTGAATTAATGAAGTAGAACCTTGCTGGTGAATCACAACCAAACGGGCAGAATCTTCAAATAGCGGATCAAGTCTAATCATATCAACATTATTTACAGAGGGATCTTCTATTTTTTCTTTCTCTTCTTTCTTTATAAATATCTCTTCTTTTTTTGTGTCTACTTTTTCTTCTGTATCTGTAATTATCCTATTTATAGGTGTTTCTGTAATTAGGGTTTCATTATCGTTGCCAATTTCATTGTCCATTTGAACTGTTTCCTTTTTCTCAACCGACGATAAATGTAAAGCAAATCCTATTATTATAAGAAGTATAGATAGAGCAAAATGTATACCACAGATTGGCAATATGACTGCAAGGGCATAGCATATAAACGAGAAAAGACATCCAGTATAATTCTTTATTTCATATCCAGAATCTGCATTATTTAATTGCGTTCTATGATTGGACATATTATTGTCACAAACTTTTGTTCTTGAATAGATACCTGTGCCGGGTATTCCTGTCGTAACGTACGTTCCTCGTTTTCCGAAATTTACTTTTGCTCCTCGTGGACCAATCGACCAACTTGTACCAGATTTGCTAACATTCATGTGTACTCCAGGAAGTATCTTAATTCTTTTTCTGAAATATAGTCCCATAGTATTAGATTTTATTTATAATAATGTATCGCTTACGATGTGCTGTTTTACTATCCAAAGACTTCTTATTTGATCTATTTCTATATCGAAATCATCAAATTCCTCCGTATTAATAGAGTGAGCAATCCAGTATTTACGAGCCAAAGATTGTTCCTTATACCTACGTAATATCTTAATGTGTCCATGATATTCTCCGGTTTCTTTGTCTTCTACTACTATTCCAAATATGTTGCCAAATGGTATTGTATTTGGATTATCATGAGGAAGTGTATATCTTTTTAAAGCAACCCAACAGCCAGAAGGAAGTGTTGGGGACATAGATCTTCCTACTATCTGTGCTACTCCTTCACAATCTTTGCAATCGGGTAGATACCAATAGCGGGTGATATCTTCGGTAATACTTATGAGTTGGGTTTGCCCAGCTGCAAATTTAAAACTTACCTGTGGCAATAAATGCAATCCTTTATTTTTTGCATCTTGAAATTCCTCTTCTGATGTAATTGATGTGCCGGAAGATGTCGGTATATTAGGAATCACATCATCTGTATTTTTATCTTCGTTTATCGCGTTCCCTCTTCCTGTAAGGATGTACTCCGAATTTATTTTGTTACAATTCATGCAAACAGCAGACAATATATCTGATGGAAGGGATTTTTCTTTCCCGGTATTAGTCTTTCCTCCTTTCATCTGCGAAATTTTAGATTGAGCAGATTTCACTCCATACTTTGTTTCTATTTCATAAGGGGTTATACCAGCTTTTTCTATTGCTTCAAAAAATCTATCAATCATTCCCATAAATTATATCTTTTAATTTGATGCTTTATAAATATAAAGTATATTTGTATCGGAATCAAGTTGCGGATGATTTCGACTAAATTGTTTAACTGTTCCCATTAAGGGACTATATAGGCGACTTAACTTCAAACCGCAACTTTGGAGTTGGTCGCTTTACTTTTATAGTTATGGTAATAATCAATCCTTTTCTATTTGAATCAATGAGAATGCAAATAGAAGAGTCATCTCATACGCCAAACAAAACAATCTGTAAGGATCCATTTAAAGAATCAAACAGGCTTATTGATAATGCAAAAGAATCATACTTCAAGATCTTGGAGGAAGAGAAGCGCGCTATCAGAGAAAGTGCCAATCCTTCCGAGTTTAATCTTTAGTTTCCTTGTGAATGCATCGTCAAACAGTGTATATCCATATCGTGTTTTAAGTTCTTTCAACTGATTAATAACATAATCTATATCTTCCTTATCTTTAGTCTTTTCAGTGGTCTCAAGCATCATGTAAATAGATTGCCTTATATCTGCTATATTTTTTAATTTCATAGCCATGTGTAGCAGACGTATCTCTATATACATCATAGTTTTTGCTGTATGAATTACATGATGGTCACTTATGTCCTGTAATTTTTCTTCTATTTCATTTTTAAGGTCGTTTTTTAACCCAAAAATGTTATATCCAACCATTACGGCTAATGCTCCTACAACGAAAGAAAGAAAAGCAATCATAGAATCGAATAGAGTCCATGTTACAGGCTCGTATTTGCATAGCCATAGCAATATTGCAATGACACTTAATCCAAGTGCTATCCACGCTATCCAATTTCTATTTCTGTCTTCTTTCTTCATATTATAATAAGGTATAACCTGCTTTTATAGTTAAATAATGTTGTTATACTTTATAATTGTAAAGTAATTCTTTGTTGCTTTACAATTATAAAGTATATTTGCATTATCAAATTAAACTGATACAAAGAAACGAAGATTAATTCAGATTTCAAATAGTATAAACATATTAAAATACACGATTATGAGAACAAGAGAATTTTTACACGAAGTAATGAGCCTTGCTTGGCAGTTCGTTAAGCGTAATGGCTACACCATGAGCGAAGCAATGAAGGTCGCTTGGGCTAATTTGAAACTGAAAGGTGAGATGAAAAAGAAGATAGTGAAGTTCTACTTCAAAAAAGTGGATGGTTCCGTTCGTGAGGCATACGGTACACTAAATGAAAAGCTGATGCCTGCCATCACTGGTACTGACAACAGAAAAAAGAATGATACCGTCCAGACTTACTATGATACTGAACGCCAAGAATTCAGATGCTTCAAAAAAGCTAATCTGATGTCAATCGCATAAAAGATATGGATATGAATGCTTACACGATTAACCAGCAGTTGGATAGCCTTTATAAAGATTTAGAGGCAGCTTACAACAACGATGAAAGGACTGTTTGCCTGATGTTCAATGCTGATAGCAAAAAAGAAGCTATCCAGTTGATAACGGATGAGATAGACAGTTTGGAAGATGCCTTAAAAGGTTTTGAAACTTGTGAAGATGATGGCATGGACTACGATGCTCTATGCCGGGTACAAGGTATCAGCCGATACGCATAATACACGATTATGCAACGCACGACAGCCCTACAGACGGATTGAACGGCAACCGATAGCGAGAATCGGGTAGGGTACTATTGATTAGTTCTTTGAAATTCTGTAAAAGCAATTACGGTGTAATTCATAAGCCGTTTTTGCCAACCAAAGATAACAAACGCACATAAGCAAGTTGGAGCTTGTGAGCTGTGCAATGTTTAACAATTAATAGAAAACACCGCAAAGAATCGTCTTTGAGCAGTGAGCATACGGGTTAGGCGTCCGTACTGTTTTCGACAATATAGCCTGTACTGAACTGAAATAAGGTTCTGTTATTCGATTAGGGTACAGGTACTTATTTAAATTTATACGATTATGAAAACAATCCAATTCGTTTTATCTATATTGGTTAGTATATGTGCTGCCGGTATGCTTTACGGGGCTATTACTACTTACAGTCCTATGAAAATATTCTCTATCACTATAATGAGTGTTATATGTGTAGGGTGTGTGTCGCTCATGAGAATAACTTATAGAGAACTTAAAACAGACCACTAAAAGGTAGTCCTATAATCCGGCACAAGGCGCATGGGGATGAGTGCACAATCACCTTGTAAACCAGCTGGGCGGTAATTTATGAAGTAGCATTGTTGGAATGCGTGTAAGCGATTAATTGTTGGTATTAACTTATATTCTAATTTATATATTCATTTAGCTTACAAGAAGTAGGTTCGACTCCTACCTTTTTAACGACATTTTAAATTTATACGATTATGACAGTGGAAGAATTAAGAGGCATGACGCATGAAGATTTAGTAAGGCGTGTGCAGGAACTGGAAGAGGCTAACGAGAAATTAGCTGAAGAGAAAAATACATGGTATAAATCTTGGAGTGATTTGAACCGGAAGTTTGATCATTTCAAGAACGCGGTTAAAAGCATTGTTCTGATAATAGATTAGATATTCGTGTTTTATATTGTGTTTGTACTGGGTGTGCCGTCCGTGAGGATAGTGCACCTTTTTTAAAAAAGGATGGTTAGCTTATCGGTTAGAGCTTCGTATTGCGCAAACAATTGGCACGATTGAGAGGGGTTCGATTCCCTTACCATCCACGAATCATTAATTAAATTTTACTCTTATGGCAAAAGAACTGAAAGAAAGAACAGAAATTAAGAAAAAGCTGAAAAAGAAGAATGACAGAATCAGCTTTGACTTTAGCGACAAACTTGCCGGACAGCTTCGCAGGTGTACCGCTGATCTTAACAGGCTGGCAAGGATTGATCGGATAATAGACAAGAAGCAAACTTTGTATTCGGTGGACACTAACAGGGAAGCCGGATATATTGAGGTTATTCGCAATTATTAATCAGCTGACTTACACGATTATGAAGAGAGTTTTTAATGAACTTACACCTGAATGCGAGATTACGGCACGAATGTATGCACAAGGGTATGAGAAAAAAGAAATTGCAAACCTCAAATGCCGAGCGGTCAGCACGATAAACAACCAACTGCAAAGAGCTTTTGAGATTTTGAACGTAAGGAACGGCAGAGAACTGGCAACCATGCTATATGAGAGAATAGCTGGTATGAAGTTCACGATGGACTTTTCACCTACTATTAGGTCGGCTGTTGCTTTCTGCCTGTTGTGCATCTTTTCTTTTTCGCTCTATCACGAACAGGGCGATATGAGAAGGGGACGAAGAACGAGAGTTGAACGAATTGAAAGAACTGGACGGTATGGAGGTAAGACTTGAATTATTTGAATTTAAAAATATCTGCATGGACATGGCGGAGCTTGGTGCAGCTGCCAGTGAGAAGAAACGGTCTCCTGTATCTGATGAAATCAAGCAAAGAGAAGCGTTCAGATGGTTAAAGACACTTGGGTATGAACCTAACTTTTTGGAAAAGTTAGAGAAAGAAGGATTGGTGCATAAGAAAAGAAAAGGCTCATCCAGAAATTCTCCTATCATATATTCCAAGTTCGAGATACAATCCGCTATTAATGCTTTTAAAATGAGTAAATATCTGAACAAATAACCCTATAAAATTTACGATTATGTCACTGATTAAGAAAAGTAATGAATTAGTTATCCCGACCACCGTGAAGATGATGATTTACGGTCAAGCCGGAATGGGAAAGAGTACGGTAGCATTGAGCGCACCGAAACCGCTGCTGTTGGACTTCGATAACGGCGTGAAGCGCATGAACATGGCGCACTTGGAGAATATAGACACGGTACAGGTCACTTCATGGAGCGATGTTCAGCAAGTTCTTCAAGAGGACTTGTCCGCTTATCAGACCATTGTAGTAGATACCATCGGCAAGATGATGGACTTCATCATTACTCACAAGTGTGGAACCCGCCAGCCGTCCATCCGTGATTGGAGCGGTATCAATGCAGAGTTTTCATGGATGACACGAACACTTTCGGGGCTTAACAAGCACATCATTTTCGTTGCCCATCGCGACACAAGAAAAGAAGGTGATGATACGGTGTTTATCCCTGCCTTGCGTGAAAAATCCTACAACTCTATCGTTACTGAACTGGATTTGCTCGGTTATCTTGAAATGAAAAGCGAAAGAGGCGTCCAAAGACGTACTATCACTTTTGACCCAACTTCAAGAAATGACGGTAAGAATACTTGCAATCTTCCTTCAGTGATGGAAGTTCCTACCATCCTTGACAAGAATGGTAATCCAACCGCAAAGAACGACTTTATCACCGCCAAGATAATCAATTCGTATTTGGGTATGCTTGCTGCCAAGAAAGAGGCACAGGAAAAGTATGATAAAGTTATTGAAGAGATAAAAGAAAGTATCGAATTTATAACTGATGCCAAGTCCGCTAATGAGTTCGCCTCTCATATTAATGAGTTTGAACACGTTGGTAGTTCTTTGATGATGGCGAGAAGTTTGTTTGCTGCAAAGGTAAAGGCTTTGGGACTGGTATTCAATAAGGAAACTAAAATCTACTCAGATGCAGCAGCCTAATGAGATTTGGAAAGACATTCAAGGTTATGAAGGACTCTATCAAGTAAGTACCCTTGGTAGAGTTCGCTCTTTAGATAGGCTTATTAAAAGCAGGTATGGTAATTTTAGAAAGATAATAGGAAAGATAATTAAGCCTAATAAAATATGGAGTGGATATTTACGAATATCATTATGGAAGCAACAACAAGTTGAATATAAATCTCTTCATAGACTTGTCGCTGAAACGTTTATCCCTAATCCGCAAAAATTTCCATGTGTAAATCATAAAGACGAAGTTAAAAGCAATAATTCAGTTTCTAACTTGGAATGGTGTACATGGAGATATAATGCTAATTACGGAACACGAAACGAACGGTTTAGCAAAAAGAAAATAAATCACCCGAAGATGTCAAAAGCCGTTGTTCAGTGCCGAGAGGATGGTACATCAATAAATACATTTGAAAGTGCTAAAGAGGCTGAAAGACAAACGGGTATTAATAATGCTAATATTATCAGTTGCTGTATAGGTAGAAAAAGCCATCTTACAGCAGGTGGTTACAAATGGAGATATGAGAATGAGTAAAATATCTTACAAACTATACCCAACATTGTTAGATTCTTATCAAAATTATATAGATAGTGATAAGATATATCAAAAATATTATGCTTTTTCTGACAATCCTCCATGCGATGAAGATGAGTTCAGAGAAAAACAATTCCAATCTCTTATTGATAGGATAAATAGAGTACCTTTCGATAGCGAAAAAGCTGATAGAGGAACATGTTTTGGGGAGATAATTGATTGTATGATTGAGAACCGTAAATCTTCTATAATGGAAATTAGCAAGGCATATCACGATGACGGAAAACTTTACGGGATAAAAGCTGTTTACAACAATCGCACTTTCACTTTTCACATTGACCTTTGCCGCGAGTTTGCCAACTACTACAAAGGAGCATTAACCCAACAAAGAGTAGAAGCCATCTTGCCTACTGCATACGGTAGTGTATTGGTTTATGGTCTGATTGACGAACTGATGCCTACCAGTGTTCACGACATCAAAACAACTGGTAGTTATACCGTGGGAAAGTTCAAAGATCACCACCAGCATTTAGTATATCCATACGCTTTAATGAAGAACGGTTCTGATGTACGGACATTTGAGTATAACATTGTGGAGTTCAACAAAGGCGGTTATGTGGTAGATACCTATACAGAAACATACGTTTTCAATCCTGAACGTGATATTCCTATTCTTACTAATCATTGTGAGGAATTTATCCGGTTTTTGGAAGAAAACAGAGAACTTATAACCGATAAAAAGATTTTTGGAGGAGAAAATTAATGGCAAACCAAATAACCGGACGGATAATCGAAATTGGACAAACCGTTCAAATACCATCCAAAAACGGTGGTTCCTCATTTACAAAACGGGAGTTTATTTTAGATGCTACTACTTACGACCCTTATACGGGAGAGCGTAGCGAGTATGAGAATGTTATTCCCTTAGAGTTTTCAGGCGATAAGTGTGCAGAACTTGACCGCTTTAATCATGGTGATGTTGTCACTGTATCATTTATGATACAAGGTCGTTCTTGGACGAATCAGGACGGAGAACTCAAACGTATGGCATCTATCCGGTGCTACAAAATAGATGCGCGTGGTGGTGTATCGCAATCCCAACAAACAACATCGGTACAACAGCCAGCGCCACAGTCGACCTATCAGCAACAGCCACAGAATTTCCCGCCTCCGGTTGATGTTAATGGCAATGTAAAGGACGATTTGCCTTTTTAGCGTATGTTGTTCGACTTGAAGAATGAATTTCAAATACCCAAGTTCAAGGAGTATGTAAACAAGCTGTTTAGTGAACGTGCGGTGGTGGAAGTGAAAAAGAAACTACCTAACCGCACGCTTGCCCAAAACAGCTACTTGCATCTTCTTTTAGGGTATTTCGGTAGTGAGTACGGTTGCAGTCTCGACGAAGCAAAAATTGATTTTTATAAGAGGACTTGCAACCGTGATTTGTTTGAGAGAAAGACGGTCAACAAGAAAGGTAAGGAAGTAACTTACTTAAGAAGTTCTGCCGAGCTGACAACAGGTGAAATGACCTTGAGTATTGACCGTTTCCGAAACTGGAGCGCATCTGTGGCAGGTATCTATTTGCCTGCCGCTAACGAACAACAGATGCTTATCTACGCACAACAAGAAATTGAACGTAATAATGAATTTATTTAAAAATTGAGATTATGAAGAAAAGAAAATTTCCCCAAGATGTAGCAAGATTCTTTCATCCTGAAAAATCAATCAACCCTAAATCCAGCGGTATTCACCAAATAGAGAAAGCCTCTCAAAGAAGCTATATTCCAGTTTATAATACTATGGGTACTGCAAGAAAGGTTTACAATGAGTTTGGCAAAATAAGTTATAGATAATATGGACAAATTTTTAGGACAAGACATTCCTGAACAGGAACGATGGCAGTTTCTTCAGGACAATGCCGATGCAGTGGAGAAAATCGGTTATACTCACCGATTCACACCCGAAGAATTGGCGCAAAAGAAAGAAACATTAGCTGAAGTATCAATCACCATCAATGATATTGAGATAGAAAAGAAAGAGGCTATGGACGAGTTCAAAGAACGTCTGAAACCTTTGAACGAAGAAAAGCAGGAACTTTTGGACCACATTAAGAGAGGTTCTGAGTTTGTAGAAAATGAAGAATGTGCCAAAATCCTCTATCACGAGGAAAAGATGGCAGGATTCTACAACAAGCTGGGCGAACTGGTTTATAGCCGTCCCATTATGCCACAGGAGATGCAAAAGACAGTATTCAGTATTAACCGTAAAACAGGAACAGAATCATGAGTGAAAACAAAATCAACCTGGTAGTACCGAAGGATTATAACGGTACGCCAATCGAAGTAGTATTACGTGAAGGTAAAGCACCCGTAGCACTTGACCCGAAAGAACCGGAAAGAGTGATTATCAGTGGAACTATTGATGCACCTTACAGATGGCTGGAGAAGCGTGTCGAACTGATCAATCAGAAATCGGCCAATATCATCGTAAACCGTGACAAGATGGGACTGGCTCTGACTATTGATGAAACCAACTACTATCAGACTGAAATTAGTGGAGTATTACAAGCTTCCAAGGAAATGCTGGAGTTCGGTATCAACACCGACAAGAAATGGGAACCTATTAAATTATCCCAATTCTTCAAGATGCACCGTGCTTTCTTCAAGGATAAATCTGAAAATATGATGCTGGTTTCTACTTTGAAGAACTTCAAGGCAAAAGTTAATCAGGACATCGAACGCAGCAAGGAAGAAAACGGAAGCAAGACGGACAATTATTCTCAGGTTGTTGATTCTAATCTTCCGAAATCTTTCAAACTGAATATCCCCCTGTTCAAAGGATTTGCCTGTGAAGAAATCGAGGTTGAAATCTATGCAGATGTAGATGGCCGAGACGTTTCCCTTTCTCTCGTGTCCGCCGGGGCCAACGAGGCCATTGAAGAATACAAAAACAAGGTGATTGACGAACAGATTGAAGCAATCAAAGGTGTTGCACCTGACATCGTAATCATCGAAATCTGATTGATTATGGAATACATACCCGACTGGTACGTCCCACCACAGTCTGATTGATTATGGACTGGGGGAACGATTATCCGGAAGAACCGGATGAATACGAATTTGACGATTTTAATTTTGAATGAGCCTACCTTGAATGGTCTTATAGGGCGCAAAGGTTTATGCGGGTTCGATTCCCGTTGCGCCCACGCACATACATAGTGCTCTGAGTGTGTTTTTCATAGTATTGTCCGCAAGCCTAGCCGGGGTTACGCCAATGGCACCGTGTCGGAACTGCGGACTCAATGGTATCGTGGCGGAATTGGTAGACGCTATGTAGACTTTCGAGATAGGTTCGTAAATGGGAGGATATGGATTTTCAATCAAAACACCTATCATGCAGGTTCGAGCCCTGCCGGTACCACAAACTAAAATATAATTATATGGAAAAGATTTTTGATAAGGATTTTAGAAATGAATTATTCTGCTGTTTGAAAGAGTCTGGAATGAAAGATGAAGAAGTAAGTAGGATAATTAAAAAACGCTACAAGGAGGCATTGAAGAATGCTGTTATTAAACGATTAAATACTGTTGTAAAAGCAATCAAAGAGGATAATCTTGAAGAAATAAACACCATTGTAGATAATAGTCCTTCAGGTGATGGCTATGGTTGTGATAATTGCTATATCTCTTTTAAAGATATTACTGATTGCGAAGATATTGGAGACGTTATAAATGCTTTGAGATAATGGATGAATTACTTACTGGTAAGATTTGTCCTTATTGTGGCAAACCAACTGAATTTGTAGATAGTTCTGTAATCTACGGGCGTTCATACGGCATGATTTATCTCTGTCGGGATTGTAGGGCTTATGTAGGTGTACATAAAGGGACAGACCAAGCATTAGGGCGTTTGGCAAATGCAGAACTGAGGGAAGCCAAGAAAGAAGCCCATTTCTATTTTGACCAGATCGCCAAGACCAATCTTATAAACAAGATTTGGAAGAAGCATATCCCAAATACATCGAATAGGAATAAGGCTTATTTGTGGCTATCCATTCAATTAGGGGTACCACGTGAAGTTTGTCACATAGGTATGTTTGATGTGGAAGACTGTAAGCGAGTTGTTGAACTATGTAAACCAATAATAGAAGAATATGGAAACAAAAAAAGTAACTAAAATCGTTTACATCGCTAATGATGGAAAAGAGTTTCTTACAGAAGAAGAATGCAAGAAGCATGAAAAGTATGTGAAAGAGATTTTGCGAAATATTTCCTATTTCTGCATCCGTTGCCACCCTGATTTAACTGAAACAGGAAACTATATGCATAAAATATATGCAGCAGTCCTTTCTAAAAATGGATTGTTCAGTAAGGAAATCGCATTTCAATGGGCTTTGAAGAAGTTTGGTACTTACTTAGGGGAAAGCGTAATGGGATATGGTTTCCAACCCAATTTTAATGTAAGTGAAGTTTCTAAAGAAGAATATGAAGAATGTCCTGCTACTGTATGGGGAGGCACTCCATTAAAAAGTGAAAAGATATTTTTAAGTCCTCAACAAGTAGATGGATTTCCAAAGAATATTGATTACATAAAAGAATGGGGATTCAAATAATGCCGTATTATATCAAGAAACCAAAAAAGAAGAAAGAAAAGCCTTTGCCGTTATTTGACAAGGCAGGTATCAAGATTAAGAAGAAGCCGGATTTAGTGGCCAAACTCGACAAAGTTTTCAGCCGCTATATCCGGCTTCGTGATTGTATGCCAAACGGGTATTTCCGTTGTATCTCATGCGGCCAGATAAAGCCATACGCACAGGCCGATTGCGGACACTTCCATTCGCGCCGCCACATGGCCACACGCTTTGACGAGGACAACGCCCACGCAGAATGCCGGGCGTGCAACCGATTCAGTGCTGACCATCTGATACAATATGAAAAGAACTTGAAGGTCAAAATCGGTCAGCAACGTTTCGATAAGCTGGCATGGAAGGCCGGACAAACAAAGAAATGGAGTGATTTAGAGTTAATGGAACTCACAAAGTATTATAAGGCTTTGGGAGATAAGTTGGGTAAGGAGAAAGGACTATGAATGAATTAAAGCCCGGAACATTCGTAATGATGGTAAAAAACGAGGATGGATCATTTTCTCCCGTTGGGATGAATAAGGAACAAGCATACATTGTGCTTTCTTTTTTAAACCGTTTGAGTGAGGACGAACCGATTATCGTAAAAGACAACGAGAAATATGTACAAGCTACGTGATTATCAACAAAAGACTAGTGATGCAGCGGTAAATTTCTTTGCCAACAAAGCCAAGAAGAACAATGCCATCATGGTGCTGCCGACTGGGGCAGGGAAGAGTCTGGTAATAGCCGATATTGCTAGCCGCCTTGAAGGGCATACGCTGGTATTTCAACCTAGCAAGGAAATACTCGAACAGAACTATCTGAAGCTCTGTTCGTATGGTATTCTGGACTGTTCCATATATTCCGCATCATTTGGGCGGAAAGAGATTTCAAGAATAACATTCGCTACGATTGGTAGTGTTGTCAATCATCCTGAGCTTTTTCAGCATTTCAAGAATATAATTATAGATGAATGCCATCTGGTTAACCCGAAAGAAGGAATGTATAAATCATTTCTTTCTATGCTGAAGTGCAAGGTGCTTGGATTGACGGCTACACCTTACCGTCTTTCATCAAGCAGGGATTTTGGCAGTATGTTGAAGTTTATCACCCGGACCCGGCCTTGTGTATTCTCTGAGGTCATTTATCAGGTTCAAATTTCCACCCTTTTGGATATGGGTTATCTGTCAAAACTGAATTATTATGAAATGAACCCTTTAGGATGGAATGAACTTAATCTGAAGGTAAACACGACCGGAGCCGACTACACAGACAAGTCTGTCGTAAAGGAGTATGAGCGTATCGATTTTTACGGGTTTCTGGTCAGCATTGTGCAAAGACTAATGAACCCTAAAAGCGGGATAAAACGAAAAGGTATATTGGTCTTCACGAGGTTTTTGAAAGAAGCTGAACGCCTTACCTGGTCTATTCCCGGAGCGGCCATCGTTTCAGGAGAAACCCCAAAGAAAGAGCGAGAGAGTATTCTTGAGGCATTCAAGGCCGGAGAAATTCCGGTCGTGGCCAATGTCGGCGTACTTACTACCGGATTTGATTACCCAGAACTGGATACGATTGTCATGGCACGTCCTACGATGTCTTTGGCACTGTGGTATCAAATAGTCGGTCGTGCTATCCGTCCGCACCCGAGTAAAGAGGCCGGATGGATCGTTGACCTTTGTGGAAACAAAAAACGATTTGGAGAAGTGAAGGATCTTCGCCTTGTTGATAGTGGAAATGGTAAATGGGCAGTGTACTCTAATAACAGGCAGTTGACTAACGTAAGATTCTAAAACTATGGAAGAAGGATTTTTGAGGCTAAGCCGCAGGTTTTTCTCGAATGAAATGTGGAATGAAGCCCGTACTTTTAGCAGTTGCGAAGCGTGGTTAGACTTAATTCAGTCTGCACGATTTGAGGTAACGCCCCGAAAGGAGAGTATCGGAGGTCGAGAAATCTCTTATTCAAGAGGTCAATATCCTGCATCCATAAGATTTCTGTCACAGCGTTGGAAATGGTCTGAAAAGAAGGTGCGTTCCTTTCTTGTGCATCTTAGAAAGAAAGGTATGATAACTGTTGAGTGCAATCAAGGAATGAACCTTATAACCTTATGTAAATATGAAGAATATAATCCAATGGGCACAACCAAGGGCACAAGTAAGGACACAGGTATTGAAAAGGAAATCAATGAATTAAGACACGAATGGGCACAACTAAGGGCACAACTTGGGGCACAGCCCATGAACAACAATCTACCGCAATCCGAACTTTTACAAAAATCAGGGCACACAGAGGGCACAAATACAAAGAAAGAAGAAAGAGAGTATATAGATATATCTCTACATCAAAAGAAAGAAAATACTCCTGACGGAGTATCAAAGAAAGCCAAGCTTTCTTCGCCATCCCCCTCTGAAAAGATTGATTACAGCGGATTGATGGAATACTATAATACCACATTCAAAGACAGACTCCAGCAGATAAGATCAATGACTGATGTGAGAAAAAAGGCTGTAAAAGCCCGGATAGCCCAATATGGGAAAGAGTCAGTGAGGAGTGTTTTCAATCTCATTCTTCAATCCCCGTTCTTACTTGGAGCTAATGACCGCAATTGGAAATGCGACTTTGATTGGATTTTCAAACAAGCAAACTTTACTAAAATATTGGAAGGAAACTATAATGGGACAAGACTTAGTAAAAATCAACAGGATAGCGAGCAGCGAAAACGTGATTCAGTTCTTGCAGTCGCTACAACCGTTAGAGAAGCTGCCGCAAAAAAGAGAAAGGAACTTGAAGCAGAGGGCGTTATTGAATAAATATCCCGATCCTGCACAATTCATTCTTGATTACAACCCTGATTTGCAGTTCAAACTTGTCAGATGTAATGCAACCCATTCAGAACTGGCGTTGAATGACAGCATTCCGAGTTTAGGGCTATTGTCTTCTACTTATGGGGATGAAACACCGATAGAATGGCTAAAGATACAATTTGGCTCATTGAATGACTTTGCAGAAGTTTCAACCAAGATAGCGAAAGAGCAACTTTCTGAACTATCGGAGATATTCCTTTCGGAGTATTATTATATAAATGCCGCTGAAATCTGTTTTTTCATAGCACGGTTTAAGTCAGGGAAGTATGGGCGGTTCTACGGTTCAATAGATCCATTGAAAATAACAAGTGCGATGCTGGACTACGTTTCTGAACGTCGGAAAGATATTGAACGGAAAGAGCGTGAACGATACAGAAACCAACGTGAAAAAGAGATAGAGGAGCGTGGAGATAACAGAATCTCTTATGCTGAGTACATTGAAATCAAGCACCGTGCTGATGCAGGAGATGAGGAAGCTAGAAAAATGCTGATATCACCATGAGAATAACCGTTTACTGGGTAACAAGAAATCCGGATGTTATCGTAAGAATCCGGAAAAAGTTCAATATCCCAAGTTATACTTCCGTGAACTACGAAACAGAATGTGAAATCAAGAATGAAGACTTTCCACTGTTAGAAGAAACAGAACGAAGGGGATTCATTCGAATTAGAAATAAGAATACACGATTATGCAAGGAACAGACAAACTGAATACGATAACCAACATCGTATTTGTCCTCACGGACGTTTTAGAAACCAACCTTCTAGAAATGCAGCAGCAATACAAGAAGGAAGGCTTTGAATTGCGGCACGATTCAAAAAGAAACTTCAACACAGTCATAGCCGCGATAAAGAGATTGAAAAGTGATGTGAATCATTGCAGCAAATCCACTCAGGAAAACTTCGGCAATGATTCTGACATGGTGAACGCCATGTTGCTCACACTGATTGACAGATGCGGTGATGATGACAACCTCGCTTATAAGATGTACGAATACATTAAATCTTTCCCGTCCAAACTGAATCTGGACTTGGATTTGGATAATGCGTTCAGCCATCTGTTTAGAAAATCATGAAAACTGCTGATGACTGGAAAACGGTGAGTTAGTGGAAGTTGATTAACAGTTGACTGATAGAGCAATTAGAATTTAATTGATAATAATTACCATTTACCTAACATTAGGAAAATGGTTCATAACACGATATAGAAATGAAGCAAAGTAAATTGACTCACGGCTCCTTGTTTAGTGGTATTGGCGGTTTTGAATTAGGTGCCGAAATGGCAGGAATTGACACTTTGTGGAATTGTGAGATAGAAAAATTTCAAGGTGAAATATTAAAAAACAAATTTCCTCATGCAGAAAGATTCACAGATATTACAAAAACAACCGGACTCCGATATGTGGACATCATTAGTGGAGGATTTCCGTGTCAAGACATCAGTGTTGCCGGAAAACGTGAAGGTATTAAGGGAAAGCGCTCCGGGTTGTGGAGTGAGATGTACCGAATTATATGGGAAGTTAGACCTAAATACGTCATCATTGAAAATTCGCCAGCTCTCACTATTTCCGGTCTCGAACAAGTCCTATGCGACCTTTCTAAAATCGGGTATAATGCGGAATGGCAATGTATATCAAACTACGCTTTTGGATACCCACACAAAAGGGAAAGACTTTATCTTATTGCCTACTCCAACAAAATCGGATTACAAGGCGACGTTTGCAAATGTGGAAGCATTAACTCGATATTTAAACAGTGGACATCAGATACGAGTGTCGGATATACTTGCGCAAAAAGGATTCTTGAAATCCCAGCACATAGCATTGTTAGAAATGATGATGGGTTTCCCGATTGGTCACACAGAGTTGGAAGTATCGGCAATGCGGTAAATCCAACAGTGGCAAAATATTTATTTGAATGTATTAAGATTTTCGATAAACAATTAGCGTAAAACAGAATAGAAATGAAGAAAAAGAAGCTATATATCAGCCTGCCAATTAGTGGCTTCTCACTTAACGCCGTTGCTTTGGAAGCAGAAAGTTACAAGCTAATGTGGGAAGAGGAAGGTTTTGAGGTTGTGACACCTTTCGATTTATCCCCAGATAGCGAAAAACCATACTCCTATCACATGGGTAAGGATATAGAAGGGCTATTGGAATGTGATGCTGTTTATTTTGCGCCTGGTTGGGTTGACTCAAAGGGGTGTAATCTTGAATACGCTGCTGCTAAAATTTATGGAAAAACAATTTATACATAACGGAACAGAAATGAATGATGGAGTTTATTTTGACCAAAATGGTAACGAGGTAATCGTAATCAATGGATTTGAATACTCACGAGAAGAATTTGATTCCCTTGTGGATATGTGTGGAGATTGCAATATGTAATAACAAAAGAAAGAAATGAGTAAAACAACAATTTATTATCTATTCCTAATAGCAATGTATATGCTGCTAGGATAGATGGAAAGGAGAAATATGGATAAAGATAAATTCAACAAAGCAATAGAAATCAACAATAAAATAGAGGAATACAAAGATCATAAGATGGCACTTGAAAATTCTAACATAAAATATGGTGGTGGATTGATATTTACATACAACAGAATGCACAATGATGTACCATTAAAGGAAGAAATTTTTGGTAAGAATTTCCTTCAGTGCTATATGTATGCTTTGGATAGTAAGATAAAAGAATTACAAAAAGAGTTTGACGAATTATGAAAAAAGATATGAAACAGACAGTAGAAGAAGCGGCAAGAGAGCACCAAACGCATTTTGAAATATGTGATGCCGAAGGTACAATAAATGGATTTATTAATGGAGTGCATAAACAGATTTATGAATCTTTTATTTCTGGTGCCGAATGGCAGTCAAAGCAATCACCGTGGATAAGCGTTAAGGAACGGTTGCCGGAAAATAACACAGTGGTTCTAACAAGAGGGGCTTATGGCTTCCTTATTTGCCAGCTTTCAACTTTGGGCGAATGGGAGACGGGAGCAAACGTGAATGAAGAAAGATTAGGTATAACCCATTGGATGTCCATCCCTTCTTTTGACGAGATACTCGAAGCCAACAAGGATGTACTGGAACGGATTAAAGAGAAAGGAGATTAATATGGAAGTAAAAAACGGAATAATAATAGATGGGGTGCTGCATGAATCATCAGAAGGATTTTGTAATGAGTGTTCCTTATCCCGGGAATGCTGTAATATTTTAGATGATAACTATTGTGCCATACTAGATTTGGGAATAGGTCAGTGTTTTGTCAGTCGTGGTAAAGTAACAGATATTAAAACAGAGAAGGAGGAACAATCATGTGTAATTCAATAGAATGGGGCAGATGCGAAATATGTGGAAAAGAAACCCAGTTGGAACGTACTTATTTTTACTATCCAATTCATTGTGAATGTTGTGGCAATAAGGAAAACAGACATTTTGAAATGATAAGACATTGTAAAAAATGTCCTGCCCCTATGCCTAAAGAAATACATCCACTATGTAAGGCAATGGACGGTAAGACTTATCATGCGAGTGTTTCCAATATGCTTCCCATTGATATTCATGGAGAGTTTATTATAAATGAGCGAATAATTAAGGAGGAATAACTATGGGATTTACAACACCGTGTTTCATACGCAAGAGTACCTATAAACTTAGAAAGAAATTAGATGAGTTAGGATATAGATTGTTTGGGGCGGAACTTAACGAAGATTTATGTATTTTCACCTCGCCCGAATGTGGACTATATAATATTGAGTTTTTTAACAACATTCCACATCCTGACGAAACCGATAGTGTTGATTGCGGAACGAATGAGGAACTTTTTCTGGCTATAGCTGCATTAAAGGATAATACAGACAACAATCAATTATTCACTAATGGTAAGGGCGATTGGGGTATATACCGGGATGGCTCTGATGGAGGTTTATCTGGAATGGATTTCTATGGGATGCCTAATGATTTTAACTTACCATATTATCACAAGGCTACCGTAGACGAACTGATTGAACACTTTAAAGGAAAGGAGAACCAACCATGACCGAAGAACTTGTAACATTGGAAACAGCAAAGATGCTGAAAGAGAAAGGGTTTAATTGGAAGTGTGAACACACAATAAGTTGCGATAATATTATTAGAAGATACGACATTCCGCAAAGTATGTCATGTTGTACGGAAATAGATAACGAACCAGTTGAATTTTTGTGTCCAGTGTTGTATGTTGCCCAAAAGTGGCTTCGTGAAACTAAGAACCTGCATATCGAAATATCCTATATGTATGGAAATTATTGGACGTATGATATACTGACAATTCCGAGGCATGACTTGATAGGATTGTCTGACAGACCTATTGTCCGTTATAATATCTACGAAGAAGCACTTGAAGCAGGATTACAGGAAGCTTTAAAACTTATATGATTATGAAAACAATATTATTTACAATTATATTTATTATCGCCCTATATGGGTTGGAGATCTCACAATTACATTTAAGCCGTTTTCTATCTCACTACCTGGCTGGTATAAGCCTGTAGGTATCCTTCTATTTTTTCTGTCAATGGCGGTATATACTATAGGGGAATATACTAAAGGCTATAAACAGGGTTTCGATGATGGGATAAAGGAATGTGTTGAAATACTTAAAAAGAAAAATCCATGAGCAAACTATATAAAGTAACCATTTTCGGGGAATCATTCTTAATCGGGTGGTTCCCTTTTTCTTCACGCTGGTATAACAAGCTAAAGATAATCAAATGATAGTACGTCATTTTATAAGAGTTCCGGTTGGAAGTACTGTCTATTGCGACAATCAGCCGGTTAAAATACTAGAGAAAGGATATGCCCTTGCTCTATGTGATGTCAATGGGAAACGGGTATATATCACCTGCTATGATTTGGAAAAGAAACCATTCGTCAGCACGAATGGGGAAAAATGAAAAAGAGCCAACCCACGCACGACCATGAATCAGCTCTTCCTTACACGATTATGATGCAAATATACTATTTACTTTTAAAATAATCGTGTTATGGAACTGGATTTTAACAAAATAATTCGCCTTAAAAAGATTAGAATTGAGAAATCAGAACTTTCAGAAGAAGAAAATACCTTAGCTTCACCGATTTTGAGAGATAAAAGCCTTATTAGGGATATCTATAAAATCTTCGTTGAGCTATTGAATAGCAGAAGTCTTCCCCCTTGTATTGATAGTGTTACCCAGCGGAAGAAGTTCATCTTCATTATCCTGTACCTGTTTTCTCCAAGTTCGCTTGCCGGTGGGAAAATGACAGCTGGGTTACGCGAAGAGATGTCAAGGGTACTTGGGGTTCAGTCCAAGAGTACAATTTCCGACAACTGCGCTGATGTCGTGTTTCTCTATCAGAACTATGGGGATTTCAGCGGGGATATAGAGTATCTTTATACCGAAATCGTAAATCGGTTAAGAATCAAAGGGCTAATCAATTAATGAGCCGGGGCTTAGTGCTCCGGCTTAATTTTTGTTTGGATTTGTTTTGCGATGGATTGCGTATCAGTTATTAAGGATTTAAGTTCTTCATTAGTTATATTGATATAACCTCCATCTTTTTTTCTACCATTTCTATGTGCTAATAAATTCCTATAATAGAAGTGTTTTTTCATTTTCCCATTTGTGTCGATTATAGAAACTTTAAATAATTCTTTGAGTATATCTTTTATAGTATCAATGTTACTATAAGATGTCCTCATTACATATTCTATGACCTTTTGCTCCCATTGGGCAACAAGATTGTCTTCTTTTAATTTAGTCATTTCATCTTTTTTCTTGCATGGAGGAATTGAATTGAAAAAATTATTGAAACTTTCTTCGTCTTGGATTATTTTGGTTAAAATAATGTCACAAATAAATGTATCTAATGATGTAATGATATTAATATATGACAATTTATTGATGATATTTTGTTTTTGTTCGTCCAATCCTTTGATGTTAATTACACTTTGGATTTCATCAATTCTTTGCTTAAAATCATTATATGATCCGATAAAGTCTTTTGCAAAAAAATAAGCAAATGTATGTTGTGTTGTAAAGAATGTTTTTGCGTAATATTCATTAAAAATAGATTGGGGATGCTCATTGCTAATTTCAAGGTAAGGCTCTCCTGTTTCAGTTATAGTATTGGGCTCTATAATTTCAGAATTTTCAGGAGGGAGATCGTATGATGCCCCTGCATTCTTATATGCAAAAAATGGAGTCGTTATTAAGATTCCTCCATTGACATAAATCCTTTTTCCCATATGTTTTATTCTCCTTTCTTTATTTATAGTATTCTTTCCCTCGTATATTCTTATGTTCCGGCATACGTGGCTCTTCGTCAAAATGAATTTTTCCACCACAGTGAGGGCAGGTAATAGTATTGGCATCATTTTTCACTTCTTCCGGTGAAGCAAAGAGTTGCCACATCGGAACGTCAAGGGCTTCCGCAACCTTTTCAAGTGTTGGATAAGACGGGCTTTTCAATATAGCATATAGGTTCTGTCTGGTAGTGTTCATTTTTTCTGCGAAAGATGTCATATTAAACCCCTTTTCTTTAATAAGCAATTCTATTCTATTCATACCTTTAGTTTTTTTTGCAAAGATACGTTTATTATAGTAGTGTCAAATATATCATTTACGAAATATTGTTAAATGAAAGAATATACTTTCTTATTTTGTTTGTAGTGTCAAATATATCATTTACATTTGCATCATCAGAAACGAAGTAATAACAATTAAAAGATATACGATTATGACAACAAAGAATATCATCAGAGAAGTAAGTTACAAAGGTCACATAATAACAGTGTTTGAAGATGGCTTTCATCAAGAATTTGTAATCATAGATAATGACGAATCAAAGCTGTATGATAGCATTGCAGATGCAAAGAGAGTTATTAGAGGCGAGCAACCTTATTACGAAATAAACTGAGTTTAACCAGCAGGGCGAAAGCCCTGCGCAATATAGAAGGATATGACTAAGAAAGAATTAATTGCAGCACTTGCAAATGTAAATGATGACGCGGTGGTATTGTTTGGCACGAAAGAAATTCAGTTTTTCGGTGCATTTGCTACACAGGTATATATTAACTGGGATAGTAATGAGGTTCTTATAGCCAATAAGCACACAGATGCCACAACACCAGTTTACTGCGAGTTATTACATGAGGATAAAACGCATTAACATAAATCGGCATGGCGAAAGCCCTGCGCAATATAGAAGAATATGAAAGAAAATATATTTTTAAAAGCAGTTATAGAAAAACCGTTATTGAATAATGAACCAGAAGTTTTACACCTTTTCGTTCAAATTATCAATGAAATAACTTCTTGTATGTCAGAAGACGAGTTAAGAGGCTGTATGAACTCTTTAATAGTAAGATACCCTTATTTTAAACTGTTTTTCGATTATGGTTTCGGACATAATCATATGTGGGTGAAAGCATCAGGTTCTTTAGAAAGATTGATATTGGTTGAGTTCTAATCCGGTAGCCTTATGGCTACCACAATATACACGATTATGAAAGCGGATTTAGTTTTAGTTATCAGCCCTGAAGCCCCACTAATGAAACAACTGGGCAAGGTATTGGGTAAGCTATGTACACCATACGACTTTTCTACCATAGAGAGAGGCGAGAAGTACATCACCATACAGCATGATGAAACTGGGCTTGTAGTGGCTTATACGAGTGAAGAAAGATTGAATGTGAAAAATTGAATGCGAAACATTAAATATAGATTATAAATGAAAGGTAATTGTACGTTAGAACTTGATGTAGACAGTGTGGCATTGAATAATGCAATGTCTAAAGCTGTCAGTGATGCTGTAAAAAGCCTCAATATTGAGCAGATAGTAAATGCAGAAGTAACAAGAAGAATAGGCAAAAGCGTAAGCAAATCAATACAAGACGGCACATTTGTTAGAGCAGTTGCAAAGAATGTAGCCAAAGAATTTGATGCAAATATCATTGTGCCCCTTCTTGATATTGAAGAGCTGAAAACTATGGTTGCAGAAAAAATCAGTCAGAAAATAATTAGTAAAATGGGGATTTAATTATGAACTCAATTAACGACGAAAGAGGTTGCAGCGTATGCCAGCCCGGTAAAGAGAATTACACCACCTACAACACCAGGTTGAGAGGTAAGAGAGTGAGAATGTACCAGTACGATTACCGTACTGAAAGTGGTGAACTCTTTGCTTGTTGTGCGCCTACCTTAGAGGCGTGTAGAGAAAGACGGGATAAATGGCTTAGTTCACGACAATAAGCCGATTGTCGTGTATAACGATTGAAGATATTTCGTTATCTTTGGTTGTGGTAGTACCTTTGGGGTACTATCGCGGGGTGTAGCAGTGGTAGCTTTTCACTTTGACTTGGTGAAGGTCGGTTGTTCGATTCAGCCCCCCGCAACTATTGAGTATTAATTAAAAAAATGACACGATTATGAACATTCTTACATTAAGCATCAAACAGAAGTATTTCGATGAAATCTTGGCAGGCAAGAAAACCCACGAATACCGTGAAATCAGACCAACTAACGCTAAGAAGTATATCACTTACCTATGTGGCGGTAAAGAATATCCGGCTGATGCAGAACTGCCTGAAGAAGGTGAGGTAGAATTGAAGCCTATCAAGTACGATGCAATCAAGCTTCTGACAGGTGCATATACAGGTAAACGTCCTTATATTATCGTTGAAGTGAAAGCAGCAGAAGCTGTTATTCTCACAGATGAAAACGGTAATGATATTGTTTACGAACATCAAGGCGAAGAATATCTTGCTGCACAAATGAATTATACTTTGGGCAAGATATTAGAAAAACATATAGATTGATTTGTTTAATTTTTAAAATTAGAAAGCAGAGTCGCAAGAAGAATTAACAGAGTAGCCGGGCCTCGCAGAAATATGAATGGTGCAGGTGGTAGATTGGTTGCCAATCGTAGAGGTACAGCAAGTGCCACACAGTTAGGATCACGCAGACAGCGTTACAGTGATCTTCGTACTTCATTTGGTTTAAGTGGTGGCTAGCTATGAACAAAGTAGAACAAGCGAGTCAATATATAGACCTCATTCGGGTAAAATCGAATGAGGCTTTACTGTTTTTATCACTTGGTAAAGATTCGCTTGTTCTGCTTGATTTAGTCTATCCGAAGTTTGACCGGATTGTTTGCGTGTTCATGTATTTTGTCAAGAATTTGGAACATATTAACCGTTGGATAAACTGGACTAAAGCCAAATATCCGAAAATAGAGTTTGTTCAAGTACCACATTGGAATCTTACTTATATTCTCCGTGGCGGTATGTATTGTGTGCCAAATCCGAAAGTAAAGCTATTGAAGTTGGCAGATGTGGTAAAGGCTATGCAGCTTACTCATGGAGTTTATTATACATTCTTGGGCATGAAAAAAGCTGATGGTATGAATCGTAGGCTTATGTTGAAAGGGTATGAGGTAAACGGTTACGAGAATAACGGTATGGTTTATCCTTTGGCTGATTGGACACAAAAGGATATTCTTGCTTATATGAGGCAGCACAATTTACCCGAACCAGTTCGATATTCATTGAAAGCCAGTTCGGGAGTAGGTTTCAATCTTGATTGTATGCTTTGGATGGAGAAGAATTACCCGCAAGATTTACAGAGAATTTACAGAGTTTTCCCGATGGCTGAAAGAGTGCTTTGGGAGTATCATAATCAGCAAAATTAATAAGGAGGATTGCTGAGTCAGAAAAAGAAAGACAAGAGAACAGATATATGCTCAGGCAGAAAGATTGAGCGAAGCTAACTGGAGAAGAAAAAATACATGGAGTAGCAGTGCTGCAAGCAGGCGTGCAAAACAATCTCGTGATAATCTTATAGCAAGAGCCGAAAGGAATACTCTTCGGCAGAGAGGTTTCGGTCTAAGTAATGGCTAATATGGAATTATCAAAATACATAAAGAGTGAATCGGTGGAACTTAATCGTTCTGCCATTCACTTTGCGGATTATAATCCCCGAAAACTTTCCGATGAATCACGTAAGACACTGAAACGTGGCATCAAGAAGTTTGGTTTAGTCGGTGGAATTGTCGTGAACAAGCGTACTGGTCTTACCGTAGTCAGCGGGCACCAGCGTTTGTCTGTCATGGACGAATTGCAAAAGTTTCCCGATAACGACTACCGCATTCGTGTTGATGTCATAGACGTGGACGAGCAGCAGGAAAAGGAGTTAAACATTCTAATGAACAACCCTAATGCACAAGGGACATGGGATTTTGACGCTCTTGCCCGTATTGTTCCTGATATTGACTGGAAAGATGCAGGTCTGACCGATGCAGACTTGAATATGATTGGTGTCGACTATCTTTTGCAGACCGAAGAGGAAAACTCTATTGCGGATGCTTTGTCTGATATGATGGTCCCAGTTTCCGAACAGAAAGAAGCCGATAAAGCCGCCAAGCAGTTGGAACGTGTCGAAAAGGTTGCCCACATGAAAGAGGTCAAACATCAGGTGAAAGAAAACGCACAGAAGCAAGCCGAGAACATGGATGCCTATGTGGTGTTGTCCTTTGATACCTATGAAGCTAAAGCCGCTTTCTGCGAAAGGTTCGGGTATGAACCAGATATGAAGTTTATAAAGGGAGAAGTTTTTGATGAACAAGTAGAAAGAATAGATTAATTATTGGGAGGAAAGCTGAGTTAGAAAGAAAACACATAGCCAGTTATATCAGCAGTCCAGACGAATAATGTACAACGCTGGAAGACAATACGGGTTAGGTTCTGCAAGACAAAGAAACATAAGGGATAGAACGAAATCCATAATGGGAAGATATGCTGAGAAAATAGATAGCTATTTCTCAAAAAGAGGAGTTGATGTCTATGGAAACAAGCCAATTTCTCGCCGTGTCTATATGGGTAACAATAACGGTTAAAATTATGATTGGCGATTTTATACTTTGGATAAGGAATGTTCTAAAGCAAAACCTGTTTTGTGTTCATCATTATGTTTGGAAAGGTAGTGTGATGTTCTCTGAGTTCAGGTATGAACAATGTGAGAAATGTGGAAAATTAAAGAAGTAATATGAGCAATAGTGAATCTCAAAATAGAAAAGGTAAAGGAGGAAGAAAGCCTAAGTTTGATTATACAAGCGAGGAATTTCTTTCTCTCGTGGAATCGTATGCCAAAAAGGGATTCACTGACAAGGAAATTGCTTATGCCATAGGGATTTTGCCTCAAACATTCTGCGAAAAGAAAAGTGAGTACACCGAAATATCCGAAGTCTTAGCGCGTGGGCGCGCGACAATCAATGCCACTGTAAGGGCTAAATTCCTTGCAATGGCTCTCGGTGGCATAAAAACCAAAAGCACCGTGGTAAGAAAGCTCCGTGATTCAGAAGGGAATTTGACGGGCGAAGATGAATTACAAGTAAGCGAAAGCGAGTTGGCTCCTAATTTGCAAGCAATGTCCGTTTGGCTGTACCACCATGATGAAGATTGGAGAAAGATTGAGCGCAAACAAGATGAAGACGCTGATATTCCAACAGACATAGAGCATGGCATCAACATTGATTCTTGGATTAAAGACAAGCTGAAATGATAGTACCTCAAGAAATTTACCATCCATTATACGAGGATAAGGAAAAATTTATAATTCTTATTACCGGTGGGCGTGGTTCGGGAAAGTCTTTCAATGCTTCTACCTTTATTGAGCGGTTGACTTTTGAAATGACTCCCGTAGAGAAAATAGTTCATCAGATTCTTTACACCCGTTACACGATGGTTTCTGCCGGTATGTCTATCATCCCCGAAATGATGGAGAAGATAGATTTGGACGGTACCACGAAATATTTCAAGACCACAAAGACGGACATAGTCAATAAGATGACTAAGAGCCGTATCATGTTTCGGGGTATCAAGACTTCTTCCGGAAACCAGACAGCAAAACTGAAATCCATTCAAGGCATTACGACTTTTGTCTGCGATGAAGCGGAAGAGTGGACAAGCGAAGATGAGTTCGACAAGATAATGCTCTCCATTCGCAAGAAGGGTATTCAGAACCGGATTATCATTATAATGAACCCATGTGATTCCAATCACTTCATCTACAAGAAATACATTGAGAAAACTCACAAGCTGGTAGAGATTGACGGTGTGCAGGTTCAGATTTCCACTCATCCGAATGTGCTCCATATCCATACTACGTATTTTGATAACTTGGATAACCTTTCTCCTGAGTTCCTGAAAGAGGTGGAAGATATGAAGGTGAGTAATCCTGAAAAGTATGCTCATGTGGTTATCGGCCGGTGGGCTGACGTTGCAGAAGGTGCTGTGTTCAAGAAGTGGGGAATTGTTGACGAGTTCCCGGCTTGGGCAAAGAAAATTGCTTTCGGGCAAGACTTCGGTTATACGCATGACCCGTCTGCTTCCATTCGTTGTGGTATCGTTGATAACGCCCTTTACTTGGATGAAGTGGATTACCGTACTGGATTGCTTTCTTCTGACATCATCAAGACTCTTCGCCCGTGGGGATTGAAAGTCATTGCTGACAGCGCAGACCCACGTTTGATTCAAGAGATACACAACGGAGGAATCAAGATATATGCCGTAGAGAAAGGTGCAGGCTCTATCAATGCCGGAATTGACAAAATGAAAGATATGGAGATTTATATAACCAAACGCTCGTACAACTTGCAAAGCGAGTTCAGAAAGTATGTTTGGGCAAAGGATAAGGACGGGAACTATATCAACGAACCGGAAGACCATGACAATCACGGAATAGATGCTGTACGTTACTATGTATTGGGTGAGCTTCTTGGTAAGATTCAGAAGCCGAAAGATTTAACAGGAATATTCACACATTAAAAATATAAACTATGCCATTGAATTTAGAAGAAATATTAGCATTGCCTGACATCGGGCAGAAGATAAACTACCTGAAGAAAGGTAGGAAGACTGAACTTCCCGACCGTTGCAAACTTTGGGATGATTGGAATCCGGAACGACATGAAATCATGGTTGACAAAAAGAAATATCCGGACAGAAAGGTTCTTGAAAAAGAAGCAGAGAAGCACTTCGATGAAAAAACGGGTAAGACTTATGAAATCGAAGCAAAGTATAAGACTGAACCGGTGAACCGTATCTCCATTCCATTGGAACAGGATATCGTGAACATCCAAACTGCTTTCACGGTCGGCACAGAACCGTCTATGGATTGCATTCCGACTGATGATGATGAAAAGAAGCTGCTGGATGCGGTAAAGGCTGTATTTAAATCCAACAAAATCAAATACCAAAACAAGAAGATTGTCCGTGCCTGGCTCTCCGAACAAGAAGCGGCAGAATATTGGTATGTTACCGATGATGATTCGTTTTGGGCAAAGTTTTGGAAGAAAGTTAAGACTACGTTCGGTGGCAAGGTCAAGCCCACCAAGAAACTGAAAAGCGTGTTATGGTCTCCATTCAGAGGTGATAAGCTATACCCGTTCTTTAACGACGAAGGTAAAATGATTGCTTTCTCACGTGAGTATAAAAAGAAGCTCATGGATGATTCGGAGGTCACCTGCTTTATGACTATCACGGACAAAATGGTTTATCAATGGGATTTGTCTAAAGGGTATGAAGAAAGAACTCCTTTTACTCATGGATTCCCAAAACTACCGGTTCTCTATGCTTATCGTCCTGAACCTTATTGCAAGAAGATAAAGACTTTTCGGGTCCGGTTGGAGAAACTATTATCCAATTATGCTGATTGTATAGACTACCATTTCTTCCCACTATTGAAGCTAATTGGTGATGTAGAGGGTTTCATGGGTAAGGTTAAGGATAGAATGGTCAAACTTACAGGTGAAGGTGCGGATGCCCAGTATCTGACGTGGAACCAAGTTCCGGATACGGTACGTTTTGAAGCAGAAACACTCACTAATATGGCTTATGATATGTCAAACACTCCAAGAATATCCTTTGAGACGTTGAAGGGGGTAGGCAAAGCATCAGGAACCGCTTTCCGCTTTATGTTCATGGGTGCACATATGGCGGTAGAAAATCACGGTGAGGTTATCGGTGAGTTCTTGCAGCGGAGAGTAAATTTCATTGTTTCCGCTTTAGGCTCTATCAATCCAACCGAGTTTAGCAAGGCATCGCAGACCATTGACATAGAAACAGAACTGGTTCCATATATGATTGATGATTTGAATGATAAGGTGACCACTGCCGTTTCCGCTGTCAGTGGTGGCATCTGGTCAACGCGTGAGGGAATCATGTTTGCCGGAAATGCTGATAGGGTAGAAGAGGAACTTGCAGAAATCAAAGAGGAACAAGCAGCAAAGAATGAGCAAATCGGAGATAAGGGAAAGAAAAACGCCTCTTAGTTAGAAAAATTACGGGACTTATAGTTTTAGTATAAGAAAAATAGTTAGCGGTGGCTTCAAAGAGTTGCCGCTATTTTTTTTGCTCTTTTAAATTATAAATATTAGAATATAATTTTGAATTATAGAATTATATATGTATTTTTGTCACACGATAATTGAGTAACCAATGAGAATATTTACCGAACAAGCATTAAAAGAATATGCAGAGAACCATCCCGATTCAAAGGTCGCTTTGCAAGAATGGACTACCATTGTGAAAAGAAGCAAGTGGACCTGTTTTGCCGATATTAAGAAAACGTTTAATAGCGTTGATAGTGTAGGTAATCAACACTATGTTTTCAATATCAAAGGCAATAACTATCGTTTGGTAGTAGTGATTAAATTCACTATTCAGTTTGTGTATATTCGCTTTATTGGTACTCATAAAGAATATGATAAAATAGATTGCGCTAATATTTAGGATTATGACAAAGATAGAAAATCAAGCCCAATATGAATGGGCGGTGAAAAGAGTAGAGGAACTTCTTCCATTAGTGAAAGATGATACTCCTTTGAATGACCCAAATAGCATAGAATTGGAGCTTCTTTCTAATTTGGTTGCTGATTATTCCGAAGAACATTTTGCATTGGGAGAACCAACACTTGTGGATGTTCTTAAACTTCGTATGTACGAAATGGGGCTTAATCAAAAATCACTTGCAAAGTTGGTTGGTGTCAGCCCATCACGATTAAGTGATTATATATCTGGTAAATGTGAACCAACCTTGAAAGTTGCTCGTGAGATAAGCCGGAAGCTAAATATTGATGCAAATATAGTGTTGGGAGTATAAGTATAAGTTTTTGTCGTGATATATTTTAGGCGTGATTCATTCGGTTTCACGCCTTTTTTTATACCATTTTACGACAATCGTTTTATTGTCGTGTATCACCTATCTGATTATTTCTCACCCTCTTTATAAATAGCGAAATTTACCGTAGAAATTTATAAATCAAATTCATACGGTATGACAATCTTAGAACAAATCTTAGCAGGGCTACAACAGAAATTCGCTGGGGTGGACACTGCTATCTTAACCCGAATCGCTACTAAAAAGGCAGAGGGTGTAACGGACGAGACAAAGGTAAACTCTATTATTGAGGGTATCAGCTTTTCGGACGTGCTTAATTCCTATGGTGATTTCCGTGCCGGGGATGCTTCAAAAACGGCAGTGACTAACTACGAGAAGAGGCATAACCTTAAAGACGGTAAGCCAATCGAGACTACCACAACCACCAAAACGGAAGAGAATAAAGACGATGTGCCTGCATGGGCGCAAGCTTTAATTGACTCCAACAAGAACCTTTCTGATAAGCTAACGCAGTTTGAAGCAGAAAAGGCTCAAGCAACACGTAGCCAGCAGATTTTGGCAAAGGCAAAGGAGTATGGTATTCCCGAAAACTACGCCAAACGATGCGCCATTAAGGACGATGAGGACTTGGACGCATACTTCAAGGACTTGAAGCAGGAGTTTGCGAATGACGGCTTTAAGGGTGTAGTTCCTCCAGATACAGCAAAAAAAGAACTGGAGAATGAGACTCAGGCGTTTGCGAAAATGATTGCAGACGACACTAAAGAAATTGTAGAACAACAAAAACAGTGATTTTATGGCAGCAGGATTTAAGTATAATCTTGAACCGGAAGTTGAGCAGGAAGAACGCTACGACGTAGAAACCGGACGCAGACGCAGAGGTCCGTATAAGTTGGACACAACCAACCTCGTTGTCGGCTCGTACTTGCCCTCATTCACACCGATTGCAGCTGACTTGGTGAAGAAAACATCCCAAGTGGCTATCCGTGTGGAAGTATATGAGAAGTTTACGACAGGCTCCAATACCACATTGAAAATCAAGAAACGTTCTTTGGCTTACAAAGGTATGCACTTGGGTAACGGTGCGCATGGAGCGACAATCAACGCTATTGACAAGGCTGACAAAGCTTTTGATAAGCTGACGTTAGCGGCAGACTTTGGAGAAAATCTAGAAGCTGGAACAGTTCTTTACGAAGCGACAGCCGCAGATGGTACAACGCCCAAAGTTATCGCAAATTCAGCTCTGTATGAAAGGAAGCAGGTAGAGGATGGCATAGTATTGGTTTCCCTTTTGATGCGTGCGTTTGAAATCGAACCGACCAAGCTGGTAATGCCTTTCGCAGATATTGACAAGGCGAATATGCCGCACTTCCAGTTTAATGCTCAGGATGTCAAACAAGAAAAAGACACTGTATCAATTCCTAAGGCTTCTTCCAGTCGGGACGGATTGATGAGCAAGGAAGATAAAGCCAAATTGGATGGGGTTGCAGCACAAGCTAACAAGTATACTTTAACAGCAGCTACGACTTCTGCTCTTGGAGGTGTAAAGCAGGCAGCCAAAGTGAATGATGCATCTGGTACGGTGTCGGTAGAAAACTTTAACGGATTATTGACAGCGTTGAAAAACGCAGGTATAATGGCAAAATAAAGAAAGGAGGACTAATATATGATGCTAACTATTCATACATTGTTTAATGACCCGAACATTGTAAATGCAGTGATTCAGCGTGTCCTCAAGACAAGAAAGGACACAATTTATTGGCAGCAGTATTTGGGCTTCCGTAGGACTACTACTCGTGTATTTAAAGACTACATCGGTCAGGTTACTGGCGTGATGGCTGGTTCCATCAACTCCCGTTATGGCGAAAAGCCTATCCGTGAACGCAGGAATATCGGTTCCGGATATGGTGAGATTGCCTATTTGGGTGACCGCTATCAAATCTCAATCGACCGTTTGTCTGACTTGCAGGACTTGATAGATAAGTATAATGCCGCCAAACCGGAAGACCAGAAAGCAGCCATGCGTGACATCGTGGACTTCATCTATGACGATTACCGTCAGGTATTGCTGGCACCGCACAAGCGTATGGACATTATCGTAGGCTCTCTGTTGATGACTGGAGCAGCAAGCGTGAAGAACAAGGACGACAATGCCGGAGGAATTGACTTATTGAACATCGACTTGCCGTTTAAGTTTATCAAGCCGGACACAGAGGATAAAGACTATTTCGTCACTTACTTGCAGCAGAAACTGAATGAGCTGAAATCTATTTACGGCACATTCCCCAAGATGATTATGAGCCGTGGCACATTCATCAAGAATATTATCGGTTCAAGTGAATTTGGAGATAAGTTCAAAATGCAGCTTACAGGCAATGAAATGTATATGTCTACCGGGCTTATCACCTCGCAACTGGCTTCTACCATTTTTACAGGTATCGGACTTCCGGCTATTGAAATCAAGGAAGATTATGTGGTAGACCAAACAGGTAAGAATATCCCCATTTATGCAGATGGTCGTATTTCCCTGCTTCCGCAGGATAAAATCGGTTATATGCGCTTCCACACTCCTTATGAAGCTGTGGATGGTGTACCGGGACGTAATTACACTCAGGCAGATGGCGATATGCTGATTTCAGGTTACAAGGACGGCAATGGTCGCTATCTGGAATACACAGCCGAATGGATTCCGCAGATTGCGAACCCGAACCTGATTGTGAACTTCGATTTGAGTGAGATGAACGCATGACAGTAAACGATTATATATTACAGAAGTTTCAGACCTTCGGCGTTAACTTGTCGGAGGCTGACCTTTTCGATATATGTCTGAACGCAAAGATAAGCGGAGGGGGTGAGATGAACGAGGATTGCCAAACACGGGTGTCGGTGGCAATTGCGAAGTTCATCCCCTCTCTATTGCTTCGTGCCACTTCCATCAGCGAAAGCGGTTTTTCTATGTCTTGGAACATTCAAGGCATTAAGGATTACTATTCATTTCTGTGCAAGCGGTACGGTTTGAAAGACGAACTGGGTAACAAACCTAAAGTGACTTTCTTATGATATTCGCTCCACACATATTGCAGGTAAAAGTTATCACCCCAATGGATAAGGATGAGTTTGGCAGACCTATTCCCGGAACAGGTGGTGAAAGCTGGCAGGAGGTGTGCAAATGCCGTTGTGATGATAACACTACCAAAGAGTTTTCATCTGATAACGGCTCTGTGTATCGTCCGAATTATCATGTGGTATGCGAGAAGAGAATTACTGTCAAGGCTGGTGATGAAGTACGTTGCATGGATGGTGATAGCGTAAGAGGTCAAGGCGAAGTTTATACAGTGAAGAGTACAAACTACTTTAACTACTCGGAATTATGGATGTAGATTTCGATTTCTCAGATGTCGACTCCTTTTTCGATGAAGGAGAATGGGAGGTCGAAAAGAAGATGATTGATGTAGGCGATGAAGCCGTGAAGTACGCAGAGGAACATGGGGATTATCAAGACCATACACTCACTTTGAGAACGTCCAATGATTACGATGTCGATAAAGACGGTTTGACATTGAAAAACGAAGCGGAATACGCATCATTCGTAGAATCTAAAGGGTATGATGTTTTGAGTAGTGCTGCTTTATATGCGGAGAAACGATTAAAAGAAGAATTTGAAAAATGAAAAAGTACATTGGAACAAAACAGATTGAAGCAGAACCTATGACATTGGGTGAAGCTTGCAGTAAAGGCTTGGTAAAAAGTGAAATAGAAGAGAATGAGTCTTATAAACTAGGATATCACACTCGTACTGAATATGGCTATGAAAGTTGGTCACCCAAAAAACTGTTTGAAGAATCATATCGAGAAGTCAAGGAAGAAACTCCTATCTGTTTCGGTGATGCTATCGAAGTGTTAAAACAAGGTGGGGCTGTTCGTAGAAGTGGTTGGAACGGTAAAGGTTTGATGGTATTCAAACAAGTGCCAGCTCATATCGAAAGCGACATCATCCCTAAGATGCAATCGCTTCCCCAATCGGCAAAAGACCTTATTCTGAAAGGTAAGGGATTTATTGACTATACAAGCCAGTGTCTTATCTACAACGAGAATACCGGACGCGCTGATTCATGGGTTCCGTCTATCAGTGATGTATTTGCAGAAGATTGGGAGATTGTGGAATGATAGTAACCACCGACATAGGAAACATCCTCTACCGGAATTGCAAGGCTTTCGGGATAGGTATAGTGCCAGCAGGAGAAACACTGACGGGTGAATTGACCTCTGAAAGAATCGTTATCCACACGAAGAAACAACAGCCGGGAAAGTATTGGAAGAAATCTTTCGCAGAAGTGAATCTATGTGTACCCAATTTAAGCGAGAATGAAGCGAACACAATCCGGCTTAACGAACTTGAAAGAAAGGCTGGCAAGCTGCTTGATGATGTAGTAAGCACCTATGACGGTACAACCTATCGTTACTCTATCGAATCAATTGGCACGGAAGCGGATACAGCTTTGAAATGCCATTACGTGAATGTGAGAATTTTATTTGAAGTAATAAATGTAAAACTATAAGATTATGATTTCAGCAGTAGGAATAAAAAGAATCTTGTTTGCCGATATTGATAAGGTAACGGCAGACATTACCCCCGAAATCGCAAAGACTTTGATTCAAGCCGCTATCAAAGCGAAAGATGAGGTTTTGAATGTACACGGGGAAACGTGGCAGATTGAGGAAACGGAAGCCTCCGTCACTGGGTACAAGAACCAATTAACGGGAAAGAATTACCGTTACGATGATGTGCCGGGAGAAGTATCGCCCGCTTTCTCTATCGGACAATATGACTGGAAGACCAAGAAAGCGTTCATGGGTGGCGATGTTATTCAGGCAACATCTAAAGATGTGGGTTGGAAGCGTGCTTTGGATAAAGTTATTATCAACAAAGCATTGTTCTGTCTGACCGATGATGATGTCTGGTTCATCTTCCCAAAATGCCGTATTGTTTCCCGTGAAGCCAATACGGATAAGGCAATTGCAATCGCTGTAAAAGGCTTGGTGCAGGAACCGGGAATTGAAGGCGTTTCTTCTGAGTATAACTACGAAGAGGGGCAGATTAAAGCTTTGCAGGCATGAACTACAGTAACCATTGTACCTACTCCTTCCGATGCGACCGTAAAGCTGGACGGTGTAACGGTCAAGTCAAAGCAGGTGAATGCTGGGGCTACCGTTCACTATGAAGTGTCGAAAGTGGGGTACGTCACTCAGTCAGGAGATATTAAAACCACTCCTTCTGAAGTTGATACCACTCTTAAAAAAGAGATAACATTGGTAAAAGCACAAGAGTGATAACCGGGGGATGGATATATACCATTCCCCCTTTTAGTTTAAGAATATGAATCAAGCAGCAAAAACGGTTTCTGATGCTTTGTTAGGGCTGGATTTCATGAATGTGGAGATAGGAGGGATGGTTTATACCATTAAACCTCCTACAATTAAAATTATCTGTCGTGCCATTCATCATTTTTCCAATATCGGCATGACTGGAGATAATGTCATGGAAGCTATTAAAGAGCTTCCTGAAGCTACTGAAGATATGCTGAAAGGTATTTCATGCTTCATCTGCGGGAATGATAGTTTGGTCAAAGAATTGGAGAACGGCACTTTTGAAGAAGTCAAAGATGCCTTGAAAGTCTGTTTCTCTATGATGGATATTTCGGCTTTTCAGTGTGTCAGCTCGATGAGGAACGTGTCGATGCTGGCAGCAAGACCGAAACAGTAGGAAACACAACGTTCTTCGGGCAGATAGCCCATTTGATTGACACGCTGCATCTGAGTTATACAGAAGTGTTTGAGATTATCCCTTATCGGAATCTGCTGATGATGCAACGGGATAAATTACGCGCAGTATATGGTGGTCAGAAGGTGAATAGAATCAGTGGTAAGGAATTGGCTAATCGTAGGAAAAAGAAATAGATATGGCAAAATTATATTTTAAGATAGGTAGTGACTGGGAAGAAGTTGTAAGACTTCGTAATGAAATTGCAAAATTAAAGCAGGAGTTAATGAGCATGGATGGCACGCAGTTTCCTGCTGCTTTCAAGGCTTTGAATGCCCAACTTGCTGCATCCAACCAAAGATTGGATGAGTTGGTGACTAATGCAGCCAAAGCTGGAGCGGAGATGGAAACGGGATTCAAAAGGAAAATCTTCGATGCTTCCCAGGCCGTGAATGGATTCACAGAGAAGATTCTTGCTCAAAAAGCGGTAGTTAAGGATATTGAAGCGGATGTAAAACGACTTGGGGATGCTTATCGTATAGCATTGAAAAGGAATCCGTTATCAGCAAATAGCAAGTTAGAAGAATACAATGCTGCCCGCAAAGCTCTTGATGAAGAAAAGGCAGCTTTATTTGGATTAACCCAACAACAAGCCGAAGCGCGCCTTTCCGTAAAGAAGCTTCGGGATGAATACGCCCTTTACAATGATAATGCTAAGGAAATCGTAGAGAGTAACAACGGTATCGCTATTTCTTGGAAGAAAGCATTGGCGGTTATTGGTGGTGCTGGAGTATTAAAGGCATTAGGTTCTGAAATGATTCGTGTTCGTGGAGAATTTCAATCCATGCAGACCGCTATTGAGACTATGGTTGGAAAGGATATGGCAGGACAACTGATTCCGCAAATCAAGGAGCTGGCTAAGATTTCTCCACTTACTATGTCAGATATGGTTGGAGCAGAAAAGATGATGCTTGGATTTAACATACAAGCAGAAGACACTATCAAATACTTGAAAGCCATTAGTGATATTTCTATGGGGGAATCCAGTAAGTTCAATTCGCTAACTTTGGCATTTTCACAGATGTCAGCAGCGGGTAAACTTATGGGGCAGGATTTGAATCAAATGATAAACGCTGGATTCAACCCGTTACAGATTATCTCCGAAAAGACCGGAAAATCTATCGCAACTTTGAAAGATGAAATGTCCAAAGGTGCTGTTTCCGCTGAAATGGTTCAACAGGCATTCATTGATGCAACTTCCGCAGGTGGTAAGTTCTATAATATGTCTGAGAATGCTTCAAAGACTATCAATGGTCAGTTGTCTATGATGCAGGATGCTTTGGATTCCGTGTTTAACGAATTGGGAACAAAGTCGGAAAGTGTTATCATGGACGGTATTCAAATGACAACTTCGTTGATTCAGAATTATGAAACAGTAGGTAAGATCTTGGCTGGATTAGTGGTTACTTATGGTACATACCGGACCGCAGTGATGCTTGTTACTGCTGCCGAAAGTAAACATACTCTTGTGGAGATTGGACTTACTAATGCTCGTATATTGGCTCGAAAGGCGCAGTTAGCTTTAAACGCTGCTATGCTTACCAATCCTTATGTTTTATTAGCTACTGCCGTTGTGGGACTTGGTGCGGCTATGTGGACTTTCTATGATTCGGCAACCGAAGCTGAAAAGGCTCAGAGAAGGTTTAACGAGCGGCAAGAGGAAGCTAAGAAACTTGAGGATGAGCGCAAACGAAAAATAGATGGTCTTATCCAAAGTTCCCGTGATATTGCATTGACCGATTTACAAAGGGGAGAAAGTTTAGCGGAATTACGGAAGGAATACCGTGAAATATTTGCTCAATACGATATTGAGACAATCAAACTTGCAGACATTCTTAAACTAAAGCAACAGATAGCGGAAGAGGATGCGAAACGTGCCGGAGAAGAACAAACAAAGAGATTCACAGAGTTAAATAAGCAAATAGCGGCAGAAGAATTTAATATAACAATGAAGCAAGGAACACAAGCTGCACGTGAATCTAAGAAAAAACTTGAAAAATTATATGCAGACAGGGATGTCATGCTGCAAGAAAAAGGGAAAGGTATCTCTGAACAGTTCATTTCCAATCTTAAAGATGTTGATATTAGTGAGTTTGACCGCTACATCTCTGAGTTAGAAAAGCGTATCAAAGGAAAGGGTGAAAACGGTACTGTGAAATTCCGTTTACCTATTGATGTACAGGGCACTTTGTCCGATGAAGCAATCTATAATGTGAAAGACATAAAAACACTTATAGACACAGCAAAGTCTGCCAAGCAAACCCGAATTGATTCAGAGAAGAATAAAACCACTTACAAACAGGACTACGAAAAAGCGAAGAAAGACTGGGAGGATGCTAAAAAGAAACTCTCTGAAATAGAAAAGGACAAATCCAAGTTTACCTCAAAACAGTATGAAGAGGCTAAGAAACAAGAAGAAACTACCGAAAAAGCATACAAAGATTTAGGTGGTATTACCGGTAGTGCTTTATCCAAACAAGAAAAGGCTTCTGAAAAACAGAAGAAAGAACAGCAAAAGACAGCCGAACAACTTCTTTCACTTCACCGTCAGAACCAACAGGATGAAATCAACCTGATGAGAGAAGGCACGGAAAAGAAGTTGAAACAGATTGACCTTGATTATCAGAAACAGATTGATGCGATAAGAAAACAGGAGGAAGAATGGAGCAAAGCCGGTAACGGTAAGCTGACCGACAAGCAGGCACAGAAAATTTCAGAAGCTTATACCAATGCCGAAAGTATGAGAGATAAAGATATTTCCGATGTAACTGAAGGACAGCTGAAAGCCGAACAACAGGCTTTGAACGACTACTTGAAAGAATATGGCACGTTCCAGCAGCAGAAATTGGCTATCGCCCAAGAGTATGCGGAAAAAATAAGGAAAGCACAGGAAGAAAACGGTGTTAATAGTGCACAAGTAAAGTTACTGGAGAAACAACGTGATGTTGCCATACAGAACAAGGAAACAGAAGCCATAAAAGCCAATATAGATTGGGTTACTGTGTTCGGTGAGTTTGGTTCCATGTTTTCCGACATGATAAAGCCCGCCTTGGACGAAGCGAAAAAATATGTACGGACTGACAAGTTCAAGAACTCCGATCAGGCAAGCCAGAAATCATTGATTGACGCCATCAGCCAGATGGAAAAGTCTTTGGGTGGTACAAGTGGAGTCAACTTCAAGAAACTTGGAGAGGATGTAAAAGCCTATCAAATAGTAGAACAGAATCGTATCAGTGCCATAGGGATTGAAACAGCTGCTTTGGAAAGACTAAAGAAATCACAGGATGATTACACCAAAGCGCAGAAGGGCGGAACGGAAAGTGAGAAACAAGCCGCAGCAAACGCTCTTGAAACAGCACGGCAGAATGCTGACATTGCATCCGCCAATGTGAAGACACAGACTGATATCGCCAATCAGGCCCAGCGTAATGTGACTGATACCGCCACCAGACTGAAAGCAAGCATGGAAAATTTGTTGGGAGGCTTGCAGCAGATTTCATCCGGTGGATTGTATAACGCATATAGCGGAATTATCAAAACCGTGAACGGATTCAAGGATGTCATAGGAAAAACGTCAGAATCTCTTAAGGAGGTTCCCATTGTCGGATGGATTCTGTCCATCATTGACGTACTCAAAGACGGATTAAGTGATCTTGTCGGTGGTCTGCTTGATGCTGTTCTGAACGCTGTCAGTGGAATTATCGGTGATGTCTTGTCAGGGGATTTGTTTGTCACAATCGGCAAGTCATTGAGGAACGGCATAGGAAACATCCTGAACGCAATCTCATTCGGAGGCTTCAACTCCCTGTTTGGAATAGGTGGAAACGCCAAGGAAGTACAGGAAACGATAGACAGGCTGACGGACAGGAATGAAACTTTGCAAACGGCCATCGAGGATCTGACTGACGAGATGAAGGCAAGCAAGGGAATGAAATCGGTTGAATCTTACAGGGAAGCTGTAAAGTATCAGGAGGAAGTCAATAAAAACTATCTGCAAATAGCAAAGGAGCAAGCCGGATATCATAAGAGCCACGGCAGCTGGCAGCATTATCTGAAATGGACGGATGAAATGCTGGAACACGCAAGAAAAGCTACCGGCATGCAGGATTTCTCCGGCACCGATTCCTTGTGGAATCTGACCCCCGAACAGATGAAGGCTCTACGGTCGGACGTATGGTTATGGGATATCATGGAATCTTCCGGTAAGGGAGGTTACGGTGAGCGTGTTACCGACAAGCTGGATGATTATATAGAGCAGGCAGGAAAACTGGAAGAACTGACCGACAGTCTTTATGAGGGCCTGATCGGAATGTCATTCGATTCCATGTATGACAGTTTTATAAGCAGTCTGATGGATATGGAGAAGAGTGCGGAGGATTTTGCTGATGACATATCCAAATATTTCATGCAGGCGATGCTGTCAAATGCCATTGGTGAACAGTTTAGTGACAAACTGAGAGCATGGTATGACAGATTCGGCAATTCCATGAAAAATGACGGTACATTGGATTCTGATGAAATGGATAAACTGCTGAATGGTGACGGTGATTTTATGGGTTGGAACGAAATGGTGGACGAAGCCATGAAGCTCCGTGACGAGCTTGCCGCAGCAACCGGATATGACAAGATTTCGCAAGAATCAACATCCCAGTCAGCTTCATCCAAAGGTTTTCAGGCAATGAGTCAAGATACTGGCGAAGAGTTGAACGGTAGGTTTACAGCATTGCAGATTGCAGGAGAAGAAATAAAAAATCAGAATATTATTCAATCTCAATCACTTAATCTACTGACAGTAAAAGCAGATGCTCTACTTTCCATAAATACGGAAACAAGAAATATTGCTGATGATACGAGGAATTTGATAGCGCAATCTTATCTTGAACTGGTACAGATTTCAGAAAATACAGGGGCAATCGTCAAACCTATTCAACAGATGCAAAGAGATATAGCAGAAGTTAAAAAGAATACAGCAAAATTATAGTCTATGGATGAATTATTAATTAATGGCGAAAACGCTTATACAACATGGGGTGTGAGAATGGGAGAGGGGTTTCTTGATGTTATTGGGGCATCCGCTCCCATGAAGGATTTTATTGAGAACAAAAGCCGACTTGAACATGGGAAACGGGTAATAATCAATAATCCTAAAGTCGATGAGAGGGAAATAACTCTTTCGTTCACTATCGAGAGTAATTCTCAGTCTGATTATCAAGCAAAGAAGAAAGCTTTCTTTGATGAGCTGTATAAAGGTGTGGTTGATATTCAGATTCCTGCTAATAGTAGCGAGGTTTACCATCTTATTTATACTGGCAAGAGTGTCACTTACGCACAGAGTTTAGACCGAACTTTCGGAAAAATTTCAGCCAAGTTTAACGAGCCAAATCCGGCAAACAGAAGCTAATTCACGACATTGGTTTTATTGTCGTGTATGTGAGTGCTCAAAATTGGGCACTCTTTTTTTTATCCCCGAACTTTGAAGACATGGAACAAATCGACATCAAAGACATATCCGGTGCTATCCAGCTTACAACTCTGATCAATGAAGGCTGCAAGCGTAAGTTCACTCTGATGAAGGAGGATTACATCATGTTAAAGTTCTCCTTGGATAATCCCATATATTTCAAACTTGGCTCATACGTGGAATGTAACTTCGGATTGTTCGAGGTGTGCGACTTGCAGAAGCCCGCATTCAACACCAATACCGCCGGCTACGATTACGAATTAAGACTTGATGCCTATTACTGGAAATGGAAAAACAAAATCTTCAAATATACCCCGGAGACGACCGGACAGGAGGCGTCCTGGAACCTGACCGCCCCGCTTGACGTACAAGCCGGTATAGTCCTTAGAAATCTGAAAGCTCTTGGTTACACATACAAAGGACAGGATTTTGTTTTCTCCATTGACAGTACAGTCGAAAACAAGTCCCAGTTGATGAGTTACGACAACATCAACATCCTTGACGCTTGTTTTGAGATGGCGAAGAAATGGGATTGCGAATGTTGGGTGACTGAAAACATCATCCATTTCGGGCGTTGTGAGTCCGGTGACGCGGTGGATTTCGAGATCGGGAAAAACGTGCAGGAAATGTCACAGTCAGAATCCCAGTCCACCTATGCCACCCGTATCTACGCTTTTGGTTCCACCCGTAACATACCGGCAGACTACCGCCCCATTGACGAGACCGTGGTTGTGAACGGCGTGGTGCAGCGCAGGCTGATGCTTCCCGAAGGCACTCCTTACATTGACGCTTATCCTGATATGACTACCGAGGAAGCCGTCGAGCAGGTGGTTATCTTCGATGAAGTCTATCCCCGAAGAACGGGCATCATGTCGGATGTCACCACTATCGAAGTGACGGACAAGGTGGAGAATGAGGACGGTACAACCACCGAGGAAAAATGGAATGCCTACCGCTTTAGGGACACGGGTGTTAACTTTTCCGAGAAATATATCCTCCCCGGTCAGGAGCTGAGGATACGTTTCGCGTCCGGGCTTCTCAACGGTTTGGAGTTCGCCGTGAAGTTCAATCCTGAGGGAAAGCCGGAGAAATTGGAGGATGGCGGATGGAACCCTGAGGCACAGCTTTGGGAGATAGTCAGGAATGAGGACTATGGCAGACCGCTTCCCGGTGATGTACTCTTTCCCCAGGATGGAGATGAATATGTGCTTTCCGGCTGGGACAGCACGAAAATAACCGAACTTGGGCTTGTGGATGCCGCCGAGCAGGAGCTGAAGGAAAAGACTGAAAAGTACGCTGCCAAATCCAAGATAGACCCGAGTACCTATGGCTGCACGATGATGTCAAATGACGCATACCGTGAGGATGGCGTTCATAATTTCTATAGCATCGGTCAAAAGGTCAACCTTATCAACAAGGCTTATTTCGAGAACGGAAGACAGTCAAGGGTTATCGGATTTGAATTCAATCTTGATTTAGCTTATGATTCCCCTATATATACTGTCGGGGAAACCGCCGCCTATTCTCGTATCGGGGAGCTGGAGGAAAAGGTTGAGAGCCTTACCCTAAAGGGACAGACCTATACGGGCGATGGTGACAGCGGTGTGTATGTGATAAGAAGGAATGACTCTACACCGGCCACGGATAGTAACGTGTATTCCGCATTGCGCTCCTTAGTAATGTTCCTTCGTAAGGATCAAGCGGACGGAACAAATTTCTTATTGAAGTTCGGCAAGTTCATCGACTCCATGATTGCCGGTAAAGGTGCCGGTATCTATCCTGACGGGCGCGGTCAGTTCGAGCGTCTTGAGGTACGCGGCTCCGCAGTGTTCAAGGAAATCATCTATAACCGTCTGAACGCACAGGAAGGCGACACCTCATATTCCGAGAACGGAGTCATTGAGTCCGTGGCTTTAGAGAGCGACGGAACTTATACCCTGAAATTGCGCAAGCGCTGGGAGAATGACTTCACCGCATTCCAGGAGGGTGATATAGTGTACGGGATTGTAAACAACCTCTTTTCAACGGGGGAGTATTACGCCTCGTGGATGCGCGTGCTGTCCAAGAATGTCCCGGCCAACTCCATCTCGGTGTTGTCATACCCGGACAGTGAGGTGCCGGGCGGTAAAAACTATCCTCCCACAGAGTTGACGATCATTACCAGAAGAGGAAACGCCTTCAATGAGGACAGGCAAAGCTACTGGTATTTGTCCGCCACCACGGATAAATGTCTTGTCTGGCTGGAAGGAGTAACGAAGCCTGTCTTGGAACAGAACAACTATTACATGATATTGGGGCGTTTGCCCAATTTGGATTTGTTTGACAATCTCCCCGTCAACTATAAGCACTCGTACATATTCGCCCGTGCCGGCATCTTCGGTGAACTTTACCGGGTGGACTGGCAGGGACTGCCCGTACAGGAACTGGTGGACCGTGGCTTTTGGTCGGCCGAAGTCGCGTCCTCTGACAATCCTTACACCAATACGCAGGAGCGGGCGGACACGGTTTGGCACTACGGCTGCAAATGGAAGTGCCTGATGACGGGAACAGCCGACGAACCGCAATATGCGGCGGCCGGATGGGCGATGCTGGAAGGGAACCCGGAATTTACGATAGAGATCGGCAGCACAAAGGGGTGGTATTTTGATATCGAGACTTTTTCCACAACGTTATATATTACCGGCAAGCTGTACAACCGTGACGTGACAGATCATATACTTGACGCTGATGTGAGCTGGACGCGTGATACCGGGAATGTATCAGAAGATAACGCATGGGCGGTGAAGCGTGCCGGCGCCGGGAAAAATCTTCCTCTGACGATAGATGATCTCGGACCGAATTATACCAACATGCGGGTGTGTACGTTTAAAGCACAGGCGTTATTGCGTGACGGGCAGCAGTTTGAAGTGGCGGAGAATTTTGTAACATTTTAAAATGGTTTTATACAATGGCAACAAAGCAACGAAAAATAGAAATCAACTACCGGCTGTTACAAACCAGTTGTAACATCGAGGTGGTGGGCAGCGTGCCGGACATACAGGTCTACCAGGCTGACAAAGCTGAATACACTCCGGACTATACGCTGACACCGCTGGTCCTGTTTCCGCGGTGCAACGCCACCGATCCGGAAGCGGTGACTAAAATCGGGGCGGTCAACTCCAGGCTGACCAACATGAAGTGGTACGAGCGCATCGGAACCACACGCACACTTATCACATCGACAAACACAGGCTACAGCATTACGGAGTCCGGTGACAGCAAGGGACAGATCACAATGAAAAAAAATGTCACCGTCCTAAAACCCGTCACGCTGGAGTTTTACGCGGAATATGCCGACACACGTACCGGACAGCTGTTTACTTTTCAGATGAGCTGTCTTGTCCGCGCGGTTGACGGTACGGATGCGATCCCCGTATTGACGATAGACAGCCCGTCCACGCTGGACTGGAACCCGGTGCGTGACATCACCGCACAGACCATCACGGCTAAACTGATGGTAGGCGACACGGACGTGACGGCTACGGGCAAATGCAAGTTCTTCTGGTACCGTCTGTTGTCTACGGGAGCGCTGGAGGCGATAACCACAGGAGCGGGTGACAACGACTGGGAGTTTGTATCACTGAACAAGAATGTATATAAGATTGACCGCAATTATATAGGTGATGACATCACGATTGTCTGCAAGGCCACCTATGCGGCTTCCGGGACTCCGGCATCAACCCCGGGCACATCGGACCCGGCAGTCTCTACGGTGATACGCCGCAGGATTCCGAAGATTGAAGCCGACTGGGAGGGCGTACCTACGGGTGTTCCGGATGGGACTTACGCCATCTTTCCCAGACCCGTCATTCGGGATACCATGGGGGTTATCCCGAATCCATCCGCCATGTTTAACTGCCACTGGTACGTCAAGAAGAGCGGAGATGCCGGATATGCCAAGGTTGCCGACGGATACTCTCCCAGGATACCTTTCAGCAACGGCATGATGTTAAAGCTGGAGGTGGAGGACAGAGGCCCTTACGTGGCGCTGACACAAGGCGGCAAGGTGCTCACACAGGGGGGCAAGGCGGTAGTAGTAAGAAAATTTGGATAACATTAAAAACAATAGAATTATGGCATTTTACATTAAAGTAACGAAGGAGGTTGCCGACCGGTTGCATCTGACCGATATCCGCAACAGGACAGCGGATGGCAATGTATTATTGTGGCAGGCGGACGTGGCACGTTTCCCCGGCGACACGGTATTTGACAGGGCCAAGGAAGCGGGCGGCGTCTGCCTGACCCCGCAGGCGGCGAAAGAAGAGATAGACGGTACGGACCATCCCGTCGAAGTATTCACACCTGCCTCTTGGGGGGAGGACAACACCGAAAGCTCCGAAGGCACGGATAGTACGGAAACGACCGGGGAAGGAGGAGCGTCATGAGTTTGGCCAGCGCGACCGGACAGGTCATATTTTCGCAAAAGGGCGGCGTATACATGCCTGCCATCCAGTGTAACCAGGGAGATCTGTATCAGGAGTATATGGGCGAAGCGTCCGCGCCGACGAACATCGCACCGGATTTCGCTTCGCTCAAGCCCGTCTTGTCCTTCATTCTCACCTCTTCGCGGGTGGCGGAAGGGCTGGTGGTTCCTTCCCCCATGAAATGGTATTTCAATGATGTCGAGATCAAGTTCTCGGGCAATGTCTCCACCAACACGTTTGGCGGTGAGACGGGACATTTCAAGTTTATCCCTTACCAGCCCGGTACGACGGATTACTACGGATTGCAGATCGTCAAGAATCTGGTCAAGGCGAGCGGAGCGGCCTCTTGTACCATCAAGGGTGAAGCCACCGTGACCGTTGGGAATACCAGCGACACCGTCCAGTTCGTCTATAGCATCCCCATTACCAAGGGGGTCGGAAACCAAAAGCATGTGACGATCATTGCCGGTGACAACAAGTATTTTACCCTTCGGGACAAAGGGCAGAGCTGCATTCTGAAAGCCGTAGCGCGCATGGGCAGTGACGAGATCACTACCGGACTGGCGTACAAGTGGTACAACCAGGTCAACGGTGCGTGGAGCGTGCTGAGCGGAAAGACCACACAGACATTGACCGTCACCAACGATATGGTTGACACGACAGGTGTGTTCAAGGCGGAGGTGTACCAGGGCGGCAAGCTCATCGGTCAGGACACGCAGTCCGTAATGGATGCGTCCGATCCGTTTGATTTGATCCTGAATCCCACGCCCGAGGACGAGACCATCCGGGAAAGTGGTGACACGGTGGTCTATAAGCCCATTCTGGTCAAGCGTGGAAGTACCACCAAGTACAAGGACATGACTTTCTATTTCGTGTTCATGGACAGTGCAGGAGTAGTCCTTAACCCGTCTACTTCCGGTACAGCAGCCACTTCCGGCACGTGTACTTGGGACATGTGCCAGCAGGCAGGAGGCAACGTGGCATGGACCATCACAACCAAGGAATAAGGAGGTGATATGCCGTTGGTGACTAGAACCGGACAGGTCAGTTTTGCTCCAAAAGGTGACAAGGGAGATAAGGGGGCGCGCATGCGTATGCGTGTATGGGAGGCGTCTGTGTCTTACCTGGAGGGCAAGCAAGGGCAGCAGTTTTACGACATTGTACTTTATGACAACCTGCTGTACCTGTGCATCCGTTCGCATACGTCGGTATCGACGGAAACCCCCAAACAGAATGTGGCTTCGGGAAAAATAAAATACTGGGAGGTAGCACAGAGCTGGACTTTTATCGCCACCAAGCTGTTGCTGACCGAGAAGATCAAGGCGTCCATGATTGATGCGGACGGTATCAGGGCGGTCAATGTGGATATCAGCGGAAAAATCACGGCGGATAGCGGACGTATCGGTCCGTTTTCCATAGATTCCGGTATGTTGTCCTCAAAAACTCTTTATGAGGGGACGGATTCCCATGTCGGTTTCAACCTATCCGCCGGACAGATAGAGTTTTATAACGAAAGGACATTTGCACGTGTAAAAATCGGAGGGAACACGAAATTTGTCACAATCGAAGGGATATCGTATGATGCCGGAATTGACATACAGAGTCCGAATGCCATGATCGGGATGCACATCAAGACCCTGAGCATTCCTCTGTTCGTGGAGGGGGGTAACATTTTCCTTCATCCGAACAATGACAGTTATGTGTCTCTTCATGGCATAGTGGGGAACTGGAGGAACATATCCGTCAGCACTTCCCTGAATAACAATGATGACAATGTGATGTTTATTAATACGGGTAATATAGAAGTGACACTTCCTCCGGATGTTCCGGGACATACCATATACTTCAAACGTATGAGCGGCGGGGTAAGACTGACAGGCGGGCGCATCCTGCCTGCCCCCGGAGGAAAAGAGATGTCCTCCATTGATCTGGATTATGCGTCCGGATTCGTTAAATGTATGGGCAATTATTGGGTTATGTTTTATTGCGGATAACAGTATTTAATTAAGAATATTATGAAAGTTGATTTTACAAAATTTCCCCTGTTCACGGGGATAGACAGACAGGATATGGTGATAGCGGATATCCGTAAGGATATTGCTGACGGCATTTACAGGAACGTGCCCGGTCTTCCGGCGCACGTGCTTGCGGAGAAGATCTATCGGAACGAGCTTGTGGAGCTTGCCGATGACGAGATTCATATACTTGACCTCTACACTTCCGCTTCGGTGGGGCAGCTCGCCGACTCATGGCAGGATTATAAGAAAAACAATTTGGAAACTGGTAAATAAAAAATATTATGGAAAAGATGGAATTAAGTGAGGCGTTGAAAGCCAATGCCTCAGTACTGGAAG